TTGCTTGTGGAAATTAGAATTCAGCGTCTTTAAATTGTCGTTAAGCTCATTTAGCGACATTCTAAGCGGCGATAATACGTCTGACATGCCCTTTTTAAGCAGCTTGCTCAACGCAGTCGTAACAACCCCTATTAGGGTAGCTAAGCTGAGGATTTCTCCCCAGCTCAGTCCCCATAACCCATGAATCAAACTATCACCTCAATCTTATTATCCTACCGTCCTCCGCATACATAGCAATTAAGCCGTTACCGTATCTTCTGGGAACATCTTGACATAGTCAGACTTGGCATTCAGGACATTCTCAAACTCCTGTGAGAGCTTGTTGGCCAAATTGCGCAACGCTTGCTCCTCATTATTTGCATGATTCTTATAATCCTGTACAGTCTGCCGGTCATCATACACGTCAGCAGACGTCTGTTCTGCAAGCCAGGCCAACGATCCTCTCACGTCAACACCATACATTTTTTGGCGCAACCACTTGGCCAACGTTTTATTTGCCTCAGACACCTTGGATTGGTCAATAGGACTATCAGTGGGCATGATATGCGTTGGATCTCTATAATCGACTGTCATTCTATCCCTCCTTAAACAAAAATCTGATTGTAACTGTAGCTGCAGTCCAGGATGGCACCATTGTACTTGTCCGTGTATTGCCATGCATCAGCTCCCGCAGGTCTGGAAGAAGCACCCCAACTGGCTATCCATTTATACTTAGCGTGACTGTCAAAACGACTACTGAACCATGACGCACTCGAATAGTCGCATGTATTCGTATAGCCGGCATCGGTCAGCACCTTGTAAAAGGCATCCACCTCAGCAGTCAACGCGGCCTTGTCTTTAGTAAGCGACCCATCTTCGACGTCACACGAAACCACTGCGCTTGTCGGTACTCCTTTAGCTTTTAATTTGCTCAAGAACCACTGTGCTTCGGCTTGCGCATCAGAAACGGATACGGCCAAGAAATAGTGAAATGCACCGATAAACTTCATTTTAGCCGTAATTCCACGGCTCTTTTGCTCATCGAATAGCGGATTGAGATATGCACTGCCTGTGGCAGACCCTTCCGTCAGCTTGATCATCAGGCCTTTGACACCTGACTGATACAAGTTGTCATACCATGACTGAGCCTGACTGCCGTTGTTCGATGACAAATCAATAAATTTGCTACCAGACGTCCAAGCCGGGGTATTGCCACCGCTGTTTTCAAGCTGTTTGACTCGTTCAGACAGTTTGGCATAATCGCTTGACATCTTGTTGTAATTGTCGGACAATTGTTGATTCTGCTTGGACAGATCAGAAATTTCCTTGTTGATCTTTGATTGACGCATTATCAATCTGTTGATCAGCGCCTTCTGTGCGTCGGTTTCTGACCGTTTCTGCAATCGATACGTATCCAAATCAATCGGATTATCGCTCAGCGTTAACGTTGAATTTGCCACGTCCAACAAATCAAGCGACATAGCAACGATTCTCTCCGTTGCATAAAGTCCCTCTAGTTGATTTACAATGCTGACATAACTCCCGCATTCAATCATCCCGATAGTTTCTTTCAGGAAAGACAAATCGATATAACCGGCTTGAATCTGATATTTAATCGCCTTTTGAGCATTAAGAAAAGCCCTGCCTTTTGCAAGCAGAGCCTGTGGCGTTGTTACGTCTTCCCAGGTTTCGGTCTTGACGTGTATGCCAAACTGATCTATCAGTGCCTCATCACGCAGATAGTCACTGCCGTTGTTGACGCTTGCGATTGTTAAGTGCGGACTTGAAACGTCGGTACTGCCGTCATTGTTCTGACGTTCCTGAGTTGTGCCGAGCGGCTTAAGAACAGTAACAATCTCACTTGGATCAACAGTCCGTGAACTTGACACCATGTTATGTGCAAGCTCGATCCTCTGCGGACAATCGGAGGAGATTTCCGGCTCGTAGTCAAGCATTAGCTTGCCGTCCGCATTCCTGATCCTCATTTCTCCACCCAAGCGACTGATGAGCTTGTCTTGTATATTATCATACGTATCTTTGGTGTCATCAGCATATCGATACACGTTATCCGTTGAATTTGTCACCGTGACCGTTCCGAGCGTTATCTGCTTGTAGGACTCGACCTGCTTATTGTGCTCGGTTATGAGAGACTGCAGAAAGTCCTTTGGCGTCGTGTTATGGAACTCCCTCCACGGTTGTACGCTGTCGTGCAGGAACCCTTCCAAGCCCTCACACGTAGCTTGCTTTCCAACCGTACCCGAACTATCCATGCTATCCGTATACGTTAAAACTCGCCCTTCGAAAAGAGTCATATTCTTGTCCGGACGAGTTATTTTTACAAAGCACGTATAGGGCTCAATTTCCGTATACAAAGCATGTGTCGGGTCAATCGTGAAGCTGAACGTGTCATAAGATGAAGTGCTTTTCGATAGCACCGCAGAAACAAGCCTGTAGTTTGGGAAGATGTCCGAGTTGAGCACCTTCTCTTCACCATTCCAACCGTTTCTGATCGTAATGCGAAATCCCTTTGTCATAGCCATTCCTCCGTCCAGTCGAACCTGACGTGACCGGTCCCCTCCAGATTGACCGTGTTCTCACCCGGCATCAGCTCCATATAAGGGTTGACATTGTCTCCGGCTTTAAGCGCAAAGACATGGTCATTGACTGATGCGGACATGGCAGAAGAACAATTTATTGTAAGTTTGGCACAATTCTGCCCTGTATTTATCAACAGAATGCTTTCATGACCATTGACGTCAGCCTCGATATTGGAGGCGGCGTCAAGATCGAAGCAGAACGTGTCCCATACATCGTCATAGCAATGCTTGAGACGATAAGCATAACATTGGAATACGATCGTCACCTTGCAAAAATTCCATCCTTCTTCGATTGTCGGTGCCGTTTGCACTTCTGCGAGAAACGCATAACCCGGCATCGCATCGTCCTTGAGCAGAATTTTGCCGGTAGGTTTCATCAGCCAGTTCATCAGCTCGGTTAGCTTTATATTCATCAATGACAGGTTCTCCTGGCCGTATGGCAGACGGCAGGGAAACGTCACTGTCCGTTCATCGTACGTGTTGAGCCCGTACAAATCGCTCAAATCGATATATCCCGTACGGTACGGCAACTGCAGCTGAGACTTGCGCTTGGACGGCATTGTCACTGTCTTTTCTGCCAGCACTACCAGCTCGAAATCGCTCGAGTGGTGACCGTTAAATTCAAATCCGTACGGTCTAGATTCTTGTGTCAATCGACATCCCCCTTCCTAGCATCGTATCTCTTCTATTCCTTTCAACTGATCCGTACTGTTCATAGCTGCGGGCAAAACTGGAGCCGTCGACTCTCAACTGTTTGTTGGCAATGGCGTCAAGCTTCTGCCCGATATCTGCCAGTTGCCTGTCAGCATTGCCCGAACTGAGAATGCGCAGCACTTCAATCTGTTCTTCGCTGGCACCGAATATCTTAGACAGCATGGTCAGCATTGCGCTCAAAGTCTGTTCAAGTCTGTTGTTTGACTTCTCAGACTCAACATCGGATTTGGATACTCCCTGATGATTGTCGGTGCGGGCAAAATAGTCCAATGATTTCTGCATGAGCTGATATGCTCTTGACCGTTTTGACAAATCCAGTGGAATGACCATTTCCGGAAGGTTTTGCTCAGCCATCTCATACACTCCGTGAGTGGAGACCAGGCCGCCGTTGGCATAGCCATGTCCCTTGCCAAGAGCCGAAAGACTTGCGCCGTATCTCGTGCGGGCATAGTTCAGTCCGGCAAGCATGTTGTCATAGCCATTCCAGATATCCTTGTGTCCGGCAAGAGCGTATGCATTGAACGTGCTTCGCTTTGTCTGCATGAGACCGAGTGCCGGACCCGAACCGTCTCCGTCAGGGTCTGCTCCGGGCTGTTTAGCATGCGGATTGCCGCCAGATTCCGTATTGATTTGTCTGAGTACCTTGCTTACCATGGCACCGCTTGTGGAGAGCCCCAACTTAGCCAGCGCCTTCTTGACATAGGGTTCCCATCTCTTTACACCAGACCCGCTTGGATTTGTGCCACTGTCATCATAACTCTTCAGCAGCTTCTTGAAGGCCTGTGTTACCGGATTTGTCAGCGACTTTTTGGCCAGGTTCCTTGTCTGATCCATCAATGTTGTGTGAGTGAAACTGAACGCCTGAACGCTTGGCCAGTGACTGAATCCTCTGGCAATCCATTTGACCGGTTTCTTCAAGACGTCAAGCACGCTGTCGGCAATGTCCAGTGCCTTGTCCTTAATGCTTCCGATCAAGGCGGACAGTGAGAACGTACCCGTGGCATAGCCCGGAAGAGTGCCGGAATAACTGCCGGCCATCACTCTTGCTGTGTCACGTGCATTCAGCACCTGTTCGCCTTGATTGAGCGGTGCAACTTCAGCTCCGTGTCTTCCGACGATTCTGGCGGACTTGCTCCAGGGCGTGTAGACCAGCTCGGGACCGGCTTCTCCGACCAGGGCAAGGCCGGTACGTGCAACACCACCATTGGCATAGGAACTGATTCTTGCCTCCGGTCTGTATGAGCCGACATTTCCCTTGTACGACCCACCGAATGCGTGTACGACAGATGACCATGCATCAGACAGGAACTTCAGAGTGTTGTGAACAGCGGCACCCCAGGCATTATATGATTTGATGCCGTTGTTGCCTTCAGCTACAATATTCTGACTTACAGACTTGTTCTGCTTTTTGGCTTCATCTACAACTTGATTGTGCTTGGCCTTGGCGCTTCCGACAATCTTGTTCTTTGCCTCATTGGCAACGCTGACAGTAGTGTCACGCTCCGATTTGGCATTGGCGATATCCTTGTTCATCATATCCTTGGTGTAGCCTGGAATGTCCTTGTTCATTCTCCTGTACTGTTCCACTTTGCCTTTATACGTCTGTTGAGCTTTAGAAATGGTTTCTTTCCGAGTTCTTTCTGCGTGATTAATAATCTTGTTAGCTTCGTTAGCTGATTTATTGATTAACTCCTTAGCTTCTTGATCACTAATTTTTCCTTTGTCTTTGCGTAGTTTATCGAGAATTTCCTTCTGCTGCCTGGAACTTGTACCCATTTCCTTAGCAATCGACTTAGACAATGACTGCAGCTTGCTCAATCGCTCCTTATTGTACTTTTCAGTAATTTTTTCCTTTTCATTGGCCGTATTCCTGGCAATTTCAGCCTGTTCCTTCTTCTCAGAACGGGCAAGCTTCTCCCGTTTTGCCTTGAACTGCTCCTGTACCTTTCTTACGGCTTCTTCACCAGTGTAAGTTCTGCCCTTTATCTGGACATAACCGGATTCTCTGACCCCTTTGATAGTTTCAGCTTCATCCTTTGCCAGTTTCTCGCGTTTCTTGTTATAGGTGTACGTAATCCTGTTTACGTTGCCCTGCCCGTTGGCAGTGGCCGTTTTAAGGTCTTCGTTATACTTGTTTGTTGCCTTTATAAGACTGTCATATGTCTTCTTCTGACTGGACTGTCGCTTCTTGTCGGCATCATCGATTCCCTTGATGTACTCTTCATACTGTTTTTTGCTGATCTGGTGCTGCTTGTACATCTGCTCAACTGCACGTTTTTCAGCATCCGCCCTCTTTTGCGACTGCCTTTCAGCAGTACGAGCGACAGAGGCATAGAAACCTTCAAGCGTAGCCCTGGCTTTGTTCAGACTCTTGTCATCAGACTGAACAGACATCTTGATTACCGACAGGTCCGCCTTGTCCATTGACTTCCGGATATCATCAGATACTCTCTTCTGCACTTTAGTAAGTGAGCTCTTTTCAACCTTGACCTTGCCCACCTTGACCGTGGTTCCGTCATACATGGTGACATATCCGGTTTCAGCAAACTGTTTCTGCTGCTCCTTTGCAGCTTTCTTAACTGCATTGTTGAGTCCCTTGACGATTTTCTGCGCTATGGACGTGCTGCCAAGCATATTCCCTATGGAAGAGCCTAAAGCTGCCCCCATGGGTCCGCCAGTGGCAAAACCAACACCCGCTCCGATAGCAGTGCCAACAGCATTTGCAGCAGCTTTTACTTTGGAAGATTCAGAGCCTGTCTTGATGGCTTCGGAGATATCATTTTCTACATTGAATAATGCAATGGCTGCACCGGCAATCCCAATTAATTTAGTCCCAAATCTCGAAACAAATCCAGCAAGCTTGGAGCTCCTTCCGGCAGCA